ATTGATACCCCGAACACAATCAGAACGAATACGATTGCAAACAAGATTTTTACTACATTCTGCAGTAAGGACAAGCTCCAAGATATGATTGATGAAATCAAATCAAGGTACGTAGTAGCAAACAATCGAATATTGGTATTTACATCTGAACAGACAGAAGAGTATATACTTACCTACAACATAGATCCAGGCGATTTAGACAGAGTAGAGAAAATCGGAAATACCGTTTTATTGCACAGAAATAAAGATGCAAAAACTCTTTTCTCTATAAATGCAATCAATCTTCTAAACCAAATGGAGAACGGTAATACTGATAACTATTACAAAGTACCATGGGATAAGTACCAGAAGAGTATCTTATTAACGCGTCATGGTGTATTCACTCAACTAAATACAGAGTTGTATGATATTATCGATACAACACCTAACACAGAAAACAATTTCTTAATTTGAAACAAATAGTAATGAGTATCCAAATTACATTAACAGACGAACAAGTAAAAGTATTAAGCAAAGACTTAGTAAAAGCAGGAATAAATTTAGGTAATATTACAGACAGAGTTAAAACTTTTGAAGATGTGTTAGCATTATATTCAGGAGATATGGCTAATAAGAGGTTTTTACTTAACTATAATGGTAATGATAAAGATATCTTAGCATCAAAAGCATTACTGAAACTATCTATTATCAGAGAAGTACTCAACGAAGGTTGGACTCCTGATTGGAATAATGATTTAGAATACAAGTATTATCCTTATTTTGATATGAGGAATAATACCCTTGTCTACGGCAACTACCACGATTGGTATACGTTTTCTCTTGTCAGTTCGCGCCTTTGCTTCAAGACTTCTGCGTTAGCAGAATATGCTGGAAAGCAATTCATTGAAATTTATAAAGATTTATTTATTATTTAACACTTAAACAAATACAATTATGGCAAGTATCAGAGAGCTGGCAGCAGCAAGATTAAAAAAGGCCCAGTCAGGTGGGGGAGGTAACATTGATTACAGTAAACTAAAGTTTAAACCTGAAACAGGAAAAGAATATCTTATTCGTATTCTTCCTAACAAGTATTCTGAATATCCAATTCAGGAACTAGAAGTGCACAACTATGATGCATTCAAAAAATCTCCTGTAGCTTTATCAAGCTTTGGTGAAAAAGACCCTATTGTTACTTATGTAAAAAAGGCATGGGATGATGTTAACAAAGCAAAGGCAGCTAATGATCCTAACCTTGCAGAGATTACTAAAGAGGTAACTACACTTTCAAAAGCCATTAAGCCTAAGAAGCGTCACTTTGCACAAGTAATCATTCGTGGAGAAGAAGCTAAAGGTGCTGTTATCTGGGAGTTTGGTAAGAACATTGCAGAAACAATCGATGGGTTACTGGCTACTGATGATTACGAAACTATGACAGATGTAGTAGATGGGGTAGATTTAGTAGTTACCGGTATTGAAGCTACTATGCAAAATGGTAAGAAGTACACCGATGTAATGATCTCCCCTAAACGTAAAAGTTCTCCTGTATCAAAAGATGCAGATACTGTACAGAAGTGGTTAGATGATCAGAAAGATCCTGCACAAGTATTGTACAAAACATTGTCATACGACGAGTTAAAACAAATGTTGAAAGAGTACCTAGAACCAGGTGACGAAGATGAACAAGAAGCACCACCGGTTAAGAAAGCAGCACCACTTCAACCTGCAAAAGCTCCTGTTAAAAGACAAGAGGTAATAGCTGAAGAAACAGAGGAAGAAGAAGCTCCTTTTGTACCTCAAGTAAAAACAACTGTTAAACCTAAAGCTAAAAAAGCTCCGGTAGTTGAGGAAGAAGACGAAGAGTTTGAAAATCCACAAGATGAACTTCTAGAGAAAATACCTAATGTTAGGTCTACAACTACTCCTGTAACTAAACCTAAGGTAACAGCAAAACCTGCAGCACCTGCTTCTGCAAAGAAAGCATTTGATGATCTATGGGAAGAAGACGAGGAAGAAGATTAATTAATAAACAAGCCGGATAGCCCTAATGAACGAGCTTCAAACCCAGCTTCCTCCGGCTTGTTTAAAACAGACAGTGTTGTGACGGAATTGAGACGTTAGGTTGTAAGTAGCTTAGTAGGTATTCTCTCAAGGCCATAGGTTAGCATCAATCAGCCGAAGGTACAAGAAACAGCAATAAGATTGATTAAAACCTGAATACCATGTAGGTACCCACCCCTACCGACACTAATTTTAAAACATATAAAACAGAAAAATATGAATAATTATCAAGATGAGGCTTGTGAGGAGCCTAGACCAGAAAGATCAGAGTATGAAGAACAATCTGCCCCAACACCACCGCTAGCCTCTGCAATTAGAGATACTAGAATACAACAATTAAACAAGGGCTATGTAGTGCATGTAGGATGCCACACATTTGCATTCTCAACTAAAGAGGAAATGATATACAGTCTTTTAAAATATATCAACGAGCCTGGCAAGACAGAACAAGAGTGGTTTGCCGGAAAACTTTTCAAATAAACAATATGAGCAATAAGACATTCGTAGTTAAAAATGGTAAGAAGATAGTATTCGACAGTAGCAATCTAGAAGAACTAGCTAAAGTGCAAGGTTACAAAAGCCAAGAGGACAAGCTAGAAAACTTCAAGTTTAAAGGACCTAACAAAGGTTATATCCCTATTACACAGAAGAATATTCAATATCACTAGTCCGTGGCCAGGAACCGAAGGCCCATCATGCCGACCATAAACTGTAGGCACACTCGGATGGTGTAATCGTAGGTACACACTGTTTGTTGGTTCAGGGGGCATTTTCTCAAAAACCAAAAGTTTTGCAATAGTTTAAATGGTTAGAACCCTCAGATTGTACTGGGGAGATAAGGGTTCGAATCCCTTTTGCAATCATCACGTAGTAATAGAGTAATAACCCTTGCACCTCTGTACCAAGGTTGGGTAAGACATAGTCATTCTGCTATTAGGTTCTATTACTATAATGTGACCATGCCTATAAGAATGACAGGTAGGAGCACCCTCTGCCAGAGTGAGGGTAAATTTTAAAATTATGAATGAAGTAAAAATATCAAAAAGTACATTACAAGGATTATATTTAATCTTGTGTGGAATACCCTACAATCATAGTGGTTCGGAGGTATACCCTGAAGCAATACCTCTTATGAACTCTGCTCATCAAGAGATAATAAATCTTGGTAAAGAATTAGGTTTTGACACGAGAGGTTATGATTTAAAAATAAATAAGTAACATGAAAGTTATTAAAATACCTGAGCCATATGGCACTTATCAAGGGAAAAAGTATTTAGCAAAGACTGCTCAATTTTTTACAACTATTACAAAAGATGATGTTGAATTAAGCCCTCATGATAATTTAAATAGGTTCATAGAAGAGAAAGAAAAAGAAGGGTATATTGTATGTCTAGAATACTGGAAGAAAATGGTACCTTTTAAACCCCTACCTCATATGGAAGCTATAGATAGATTAATAGTAAGAATGGCATTTTTAAAATTATAAAACACAACAATATGACAGTTCCAAAAGCAACTAAAACAAGTACAACAAAGGAAAAAGCTCCTAAGGTAAACCTAAAAGCAGCAGTTACACAAGCGGTGAGTGGTAAGTTTGATAAAGAATCTTTAGAGAAATTTAAAAAGTCACATAACCTTTCCTCCAATGCTGGGTTTAAACCTCAAGAGTGGTTAAAGGTCTCTGATGCATTTTCCGAAGCAGTAGGTATTCCTGGTATACCTATAGGGCACATAACAGTAATTAGAGGTCATAGTGATAGTGGTAAAAGTACACTACTTATTGAGTCTGCAATAGCCTCTCAAAAGCAGGGAAGATTACCAGTATTCATAATTACAGAACAAAAATTTGACTTCAACCATTGTATCTCTATGGGGTTAGAGGCTGAAATTATTGTAGATAAAGAGACAGGGGAGGTAACCTATCAAGGGGCTTTCATATATGTAGATTTAGATTCAATAACAACTGTAGAAGATATTGCTAAGTTTATTCTGAATTTACTTGATGAGCAAGAGAAAGGACGTTTGAACTATCCAATAGACTTCTATCTAGATTCTATGGGGACTATGCCATGTGATCAGTCATTAGCATCTAAGACATTTAATAACGAGTGGGTGGCCGGTGCAATAAGTAGGAATTTCGGAGGGGTTGTTGACCAACGTATCACATTATCAAGAAAATTAAATAAAACTTTTACTAACAGTTTAGTAGTAGTGAATAAGGTATGGCTAGAGAAAGGTACTATGTTCTCCCCCCCAATCCTTAGAAACAAAGGAGGACTTACATTATATTCAGATGCTAGTCTTGTTGTTCTTTTTGGGGGACTTACCTCATCTCAGGTAGTTAAGATAAAAGCCGTAAAAGATAAAAGGGAAGTAGAGTTTGGTAAGAAAGTAAAATGTCAAATTGAGAAAAATCACCTTAACGGTATAACAACAACCACTAAAGTAGTTGCAACTCCGCACGGATTTATAAAAGATACCCCTAGTGCAATTGAACAATATAAAAAAGATCATAAACATGAATGGCTTTCAGTACTAGGTAGTGGGGATTTTGAGATAGTAGAGGAGTCAGAAACATCTAAAGAAGTAGATGACACACCTGAAGAAGATTAATCTTATTTTTTAATCTGAGTTTGTTTATATTTATTACTAGTACAAATGCTTATGGGAAGGCTTAAGAAAGAGATATCAAAAGAAGTATTGGCAGAACGTCAGCGTTTGTACAGTAAAAAATATTACTGGAAAAACAAATCAAGATTAGATGCCAAGTCAAAAGAAAATTACCAAAAAAGAAAGTCTAGGGAAGGTTTATAAGGTAACGAGTCCTAGTGGAAGAATTTATGTAGGGAGTACTTCTATGTCTGTAGAAAATAGATGGAAACACTACAAAAACTGCAATTGCCACGAACAAACAAAACTATATAATTCACTAAAAAAGTATGGATCTGAGAATCATATTTATGAAGTTATATGGGAAGGTGACCTTGAATTGATGTTAAAAATGGAACACTTATTAGGTATGGAGTTAAATGTACTAGATAAAAAGAAAGGCTTGAATCTAGTATTACCAGGTGTTGAGGATTTACCTAGGAAAGTATCTGATGAAACAAGAGAAAGAATAGGAAAGCCTGCCCGTAAAGCAGTAGTTATGTATAGTGAAACTGGAGAAAGATTAATGGAATTTGATTCCACTAGGAGTGCCGCAAAGTACTTAGATAGACACCCATCTTCTGTTAGTGGAGCCTGTCATACAAAAGTACATAAAGTAGCTGGGTATTATTTTCGCTATAAATCAGAGTTTGATAAATCTATACTTGAGATAGAAAAGACAATTATAAAATTACAGAGTATAAAAGTAAATCAAGTATGTCTTAAAACTTTAGAAGTAATTAAGACTTGGGAGAGTACAGCCGAAATATGCAGATATATTCCACATATGGATAAAAATAGAATTGCTGCAACATGTAAAGGATTAAGACCTAGCTATAAAGGGTTTAAATGGGAGTATGCAGAAGATGATGAAAAAGAAATTATATGTCAAATTGATATGGAGACAAATCAGTTAATAAAGATATGGTATGAGGGTGGCAGAGCTGCGTCCAGAGAGCTAGGCATTTCAGAGAGCAATCTTTACGCAGCCATAAAAGGTATTCGTAGAAAATCTTGTGGGGGTTTCATTTGGAAGTATTACTCAGATTACCTATCTTCGCACCCTGACTTGCAAGAAGAAGATTAATTAACAATTTAAAACAAACAATATATGAGTTTAGTAACAGGTACAGTA